GCTCGATATCAATTGACACATAGTCAATAATACTTGGAGCATTATAATCTTTTAGTATGCTAATAATTGTAGTATCAGGAATCATTACATTTAATACATTTGCTCTTATAGCTTTATTTTTTCTGTTTTCTGCCGACTGTTTATCGCCATCAATGCATATCCCACTCCATCCCTTTTCCTCAAGTAGCAGTGAATTGCTGTTAAGTTGAGGCTCTACCCAACCTGCTCCAATGTCTACAAAGAAGCCGCTGTCGCCTATTAGTTTATGAACGAATTCATCTTGAAGAATCTGTGAGTGCATTATATGTTGTTTATTATTATGTTGAATGTCTCAATTAGCTTTTCAGGTGACCAAGATTTTTTTATATTTTGAACATAATTTGTTGAATTGCTAAACTCAATCATATCTTTTATGCTCGTCTCTTTTATATCAATATTTTTATCATATACATGCCTAAAGCATCTTGCAGTTGTTACTCCAAACGGCTTACATGATGCAATTGCATAATCGATTACTGATGAAATATCTTCTCCGCCCTTATACGGAAAAAGATTAATGTCATTTTTTGATAAGAAATTTATTGTTTCATTATCATTAATAAACTCTGTTGTAACTGTTAGCTTAATGCCTTCTTTAAGAGAAATATTTCTAATATTTTGTACTTGAAGATCTCTACATGAAGCTGTTGAATCTCCGTAAAAGTTACTTGTAATATGTAGATTAATATTTGCTTGCTCAAATTGGTCACTTACTACAGTCAATATATCTTCAAATCCTTTTCTGTCTCCCTGAAAACCAAAACTTCCAACTGTTACAATATCATTAACGGTAGTACTTAGCTCGCTGCATAGAGGCAGTGGTCTCGGAATACCTAAAGGACCATCCGGGTCTTGATCAATTTTAAAATCAAATTCAACTCCCTGCCATGCAGTGTGTAGTATTGTTCCTATTTTATATTTTTGTTTTAATTCATTGCATAATCCGGGCTCAACCCATCCAAACGGGCCGCCTGGACCAACTTCAATGTAGTTAAAGAGTATTACATCAATATCACTAATATCAAGAGACCTAAAACCTTCAAGATCAAAAACTTCAGCGTATCTAACTTCATGTTCTGTTGAGCGTGTAATTATATTTCCGAGGCGGAGACCGTATTGATATACGCCACATTCTTTAACACTACTATTTACAAATAGCACTTTTTTCATTTATTTACAAGTATTTCGCGTTCAAGAAGTTTGATATCATTTTGAACCATTCTTCTTATCATTTCTTCAAATGATGTTTTTGGTGCCCATCCTAATTTATTGAGAGCGTTTGATGCATCACCTCTCAGTACATCGACTTCTGCTGGCCTAGAGAATTTTTCATCCTTGATAACATAGTCTTTCCAGTCAGTAATTCCGATTTGATTAAAAGCAATATCCAGTAGATGTCTAATGCTATTATACACTCCCGTTGCAAGAACATAATCATCTGGCTCTGATTGTTGTAACATTGACCACATTCCTTCAACATAGTCTGGAGCGTATCCCCAATCTCTAATTGATTCGAGATTACCTAGAGCTAAAGTTTTATTAAGCCCTAAATATATCTTGGCAATGCCGTGAGTTATTTTTCTTGTGACAAACTGCTTACCTCTTCTTTCACTTTCGTGATTAAAAAGAATTCCGCTACAATTAAACATTCCATAAGACTCTCTATAATTTCTACATATCCAGTGGCCGTATTGCTTTGCAACTCCATACGGAGATCTTGGATAAAAGGGAGATGTTTCTGTTGAGGGATCTTCAACCATCCTGCCAAATATCTCAGATGATGATGCCTGATAAAATCTTATATTATCGGAGCCATATTCTTTTATTGCTTCTAACATTCTTAATACTCCAACTCCTGTAGTATTAGCAATATTTTCCGGAGTGTCCCAACTGTCTTCAACTAGTGATCGTGATGCGAGATTATATACTTCGTCTGGTTTTGAGTCTCTAATACATTTTACAAGTGAATCTTTATCAGCAAGATCTCCTTTAAGAAATGTAACTTTACCAACAAGATGAGATGTGTTTAATCTGTCCTCTGTGTCTTTTTTTCTCTCCATTCCAAAAACTTCGTAATTTTTTTCAAGAAGAAAATCAGCTAAATGGCTTCCATCCATTCCGTTAATGCCTGTAACTAGTGCTCTTTTACTCATTAGATATAATATTGATTATACTTTCAAATGATTGTTGAGCGCCCATACAGTTTACCAGCTCCATACAATTTCTATTATTTACAAGCATAGACGTCTTATTTAGCTCAATACCGTACTTAACGCTAGGCTCTCTTGTTAAGAGAATTTTTGTATTAGGGGTATTGAGAGACTCTTCATTCATAAACAAAAAGCATCCGCCAGTATCAAAGTACACAACGTGATTGCACATATTAGATATTGCATGAAGTTTAATTAAATGCTCAGAGCTTGGTGAGCGTGTTATTCCAAATGCTTCTTGACAGTTAATTACGTTTGGGAGAGGTGATGATATTCCGTCAGGAACAATTACGATTCTATCTGGGTAGTGATTAGCAAGAGAGTTAATTACGTTTTCATGATCTGACATACTCTCAATTGCTTGAGGCTGACAGCTTCTTGCAAGGTAATTAAAATAAAATATTTTTTTCTTGTTTTTATTTGCAAAAAACCAAGGTAAAACGTCTCGTAAATCTACTTTTGGCATTGTAAAAAATAAATCTTTTTTATTAAGAGTAAAATTTAAATTGTTTAGTTCACAGACGCGCTTAAAATCTTCGTAAAGATACCACAAATCGCATTCCTGCACTGGAATATCTTTATACTTTTTGTCTTTCCAGAATCCTACAATCCATGTATTGATTAATTCGTAGTCTTCGTGACGTGACTCAACAATTTCTTCAACTGGTTTCAATATGTCGTGAGTTATATCTACTGCAAACTTAATATTAATATCTTTAAAAAAGTTGTGTCCTTCGTGACACCAATAATAAAAATCTACATCTGGATTGCTCGCAACAATATTCTTGATAAAGCTTACAGGTAAAAATACATCACCAATATGATAGTTGTTAAAGAATAGAATTTTTCTCATATAATGTTAAATGTGCTGTTATATTTTCCGTGTTGTGATCCTTGATATGTTATAGGCGACGTTGCCCAATACACGTTTAGTTCGTTAAGCGCCTGTAAATAATTTAGCTCCCAGTCAATTGCAGAGAAGAACGGAAGAGCTGTATCAACTATTTTTTGAAGAGCCTTTCTACTAATGATATATGAATCGCTGCATCGGCTATAATATTGATAATGTAGATCTACGACTTTATCAGTGGCGTATGGAAGGTGCATATCGCATCCGGATCCAATATAGCAGACATCGTATGTATCAGTAAGCGCTTCTAATATCTTTTGTATTCCATCATCAAAGTCATCTTTAAACATTGCATCATCTTCAAGAATGAGTATATTATTATAGTTTGTATTAAGCAGTATATGCTCGTATGTTTTAAAGTGTTCAAGAGTGCATGCCCTATAAGCTCTAGATCTTTCGCCCCACTCAAGAGGCATTCCTGTTTCCATGACCTTGCCATGAACTGCAATAACTCTGTTTCTTCTTTCTTTATTTTCTTCAGATTGATCGAAGTACTCCTCGTTATATACTTCTACACTATCTCTATTGTAGAGAGATCTAAATTCAAAAGGAGTTGCTCTATTCGTGAGATAATTTTCAATGTACTCTCTTCGCTCTTTTTCTTTATAATAATGGATAATATAAATTTTATCAATTTTCATACATTTTACTGTACTCCTTCCACTCCTTACAGAGCCATGGCTGGCCGCCAGCAAAGTGTCTGTTAATAACTTTGTCTTTTGTTGTGTGCACGATATCGTAGTAGTTTCTCTTTCCGTTGTCACCAGTTTCTTCTAAAAGGTGTGTTGTATTCCACTCAGGTCCAAGCACATCAATATTTTCATGAAGTTCTTTTAATGTAAAGAGAGTATGCTCTGTTCTATTTGAATGCCATCCGTAATCTGGCATATCAAGAAAAGACACCCAGCTGTGAGGCTTTGCTCCAATAACATGATAAAATGCATGCTGGTCGCATGCATAGAAAGGAACATTCTGTTTTACATCTTCCTTATACACTAAAAAATCTTTAAGTGCATCATATCTTTCCTGACTGACAATTGCATTAATAAGTTTTCTTGTAAACTCATTTACTTTTAATGAAAAAATTCCCATGCAATGAGTGTTGCCAGAATCGATTGCGTATGTAAAGCTCTTTTTAGTTTCAAATAATTTTTCTGGTTGAACGATAAACACATCGCAATCAAACATATTTACAATATCCCCATCTTTTAGGTGTCCTGCATCAACAACATCTTTAAGAACTTTCCATCTAAAAAACATAATATTGTCTCTTTCATGTATGTTATTAAACACTTGAGTAACATTAACCTCTCTTGGTGTTTCGAGATATTCGTATCCATGAATCTCACAATACTTTTTATTTTGTGGGGTCATATACTCCCTAAAGGCCTGATACTTCCAGTCATTATATAATGGCATTGATAAAAATACTTTCTTCATGTGTTCTAATTATATATTGTTAATAGAGCTTGCAAGTTCGAGTATTACGTTCTTATAATAATTAAAATCTGACTTTGTTGAATCTTTTGCAATTATTGTATCATATTTTTCTTCCAGATATTCAGATGTAACTTCTCTCCAGCTATTGATAAACATTATTGGGCAGTCTTTAAATGACACGAGAGGAATACTTTTTTTGCATATTGGAATTGTGTAAACATACATTGATTCCCAAATGCGATGACAATCAACACTGTTGCCTGGAGGAGAAATTACATACTTATATGTGCTCAACTTTCGAACATATTCCTCAAAAGTTAGTTTTTGAGTTTCAAAGTCAATAAAGTATTTACTTTGAAGTTCTTGATATGCGGAATATCTTTCAGTTGCGTTTGTACTAATAGCAAAATTACAATATACTAGGTTTGTTTTTATATTTCTTTCACTGATAATCCTCGTCATTACTTCTTTATTTCCGTGAGGCCAGATCTCGTTTGCCATTCCAATTGGAATTGGAAAGAGCTTATCGTGAAGAATGTGACAGTTCATTCCAAACCATTTTACTAAATATTGATTGTTTAAAATATCTAAATAGTCTTCTGTAACTGGAGCGTCTGCATCATGAGTGATGAGAATAAACTTGTATGTAATTTTCGGAAGGACGTCTGTCATGAATAATCTCATATTATCTCCGTGAAGAAATATTATGTTATCACTCGGATTAAACGTGAGTTTTGTTTCGTGACGAGCAATAAGATTTGTTGCAAGCTCTTGAAATCGGTCTGGAGTAATTATGAAACTATTGTCCAGCATTGCGTATTAGTTCCTTTATTTTTTTCTTATTATGAACGTGTAAATTAAAGATCGGATAAGGAATATCGTTAAATCTGATACTCGGAATAGGGCTTGAATTAATTGTTAGTGTTCCTTTTACAATTTCGTTGCCAACATAATGTCTTGCTTCATGGTACCCTTCATCATGTCCATTATTTGTTCCGCTGATATATTGTCCGTATGAAGTTGGATCAAATACTGCATGAAGCTTATCAAAATTTTCAGAAAAAGGCCCGGATGGAAGACATGGGAGCATTTTAAAATTGTCTCCTTTAATTCGAATTAGATCGAGAAAAGCCATATCTGTAATCCATGTTCCAAAGTGTCCTACATAAGGAGCAAGCACATCGTCTCCTTTTTTAAGGAGCTTTAAATGAAGATTAAAAAGATTCTCTCCAGATTTTTCGTCTTTAAGATATATTAAAGATGGCGCGGATGAATTTGGTGCTTCGCTCGTAAATCCAAATTCACCGCTACCAAAAAGATTGTTGATCTGAGTAAAGTCGTTTTCATAAATAATATTATCAGCTTCGACATGAATATTGTTTGTACATCCTTTTACCTTTACAAACAAGCTTAAAAGAATTACTCGTATAAATGTCGTGTACCAAAACGTATCGTTCTTGTATCTTGCCCATTTTGTGTCAATTATTTTTTGGGCTTCAATAAATTCCGGAGTGGTACATACGACTTCTTCGACATCAATGAGCTCAACATTACTCGGAACGATAGTTCTAAGTCTTTCAATTTCTTCTTTTTGTGTAAGTAGATATGTGTTTGTAAACTTTTTGCTATTAAACTTAAGAGTGTCAAGATAGTAATCAGGAATTTCACTATAACTATAACTACTCTTAAAGCTCTCAGACGTAGCCTTAAAGTTGTTATTAATGAAGACGTAGATTAAAGTTGACATTATTCGTAAAGTTTTATAAACATTTCATTTAGAGAGAGGCGCTCATTAAATTGATGAACAATTGGATAGGGAACACCGTCATTATTAAGAAGTTGATTATTAACGACATTCTTATCATTTAACTCACTATCATCAACGTGAGCCAGGTGTACTATATAGTTGTTTCCGTGCGGGAGAATTGTGGGATTCACGGTTTTAGTTGTATAGTATAGGACATTAAGGATTACTTGATCATACGCAAAGTACGGCTGTCTTGCCATGACAACTTCAAGTTCTTTTGCAACTTGCTTTTGGTAGTCCTGAACAGATGCTTTTGTTCCGAGAGTGATGCCGCAATTAAGAATTTTTTCATTGATAACCTTGTCATATGAATCTCTATAACCCATGTTGTACCAGGTTGTATTCGTATCGCACTCACTGTAGAGTTTCTTTTCTTCGCATATTATAAATGTGTCTGTTTTTATTTCATTGAGAATTGCAAACGGATCTGACTGAAATACAACATCAACGTCTGTAAGAAACACATTTTCGACTGGTTGATCAAAATCCTTTAAAAATAGATAGTAAACAATTGGCTTAAGATTGTACGGAGTTAGTTTTGTAGTGTCAATTCTATATTTTTGAATAATATCAATTACATTTACTGCTACAATATTTTTAAATCCTTCATACTGATCCATCTTATCTGTGAGAATGTATAGAATACCTGAAGCGTATTTTTCATAGCTCTTAAGAAATGGTGATATGTTTGTTTTTGTATAGTTTATTGCAAGAGCTACTGAGATGTTCATTTTGTAAAGTATTGTTTTTCTAGTTCGGCTTCGTTCGTAAACGGAGTGTACCATAATATATTATTGTGAGTAGGTCTTTTAAGCAAGACGTTTTGTACGTAACTAAACCACCTTGTGTTAATATTATCTTCGTCTTCAACAAAATTCTTTTCGTTAAATGCATTTCCAGGCTCAGCTTCCATAGATGTGCTTTGATGATCAAGGTGAAATATAACTGCAGGTGGCTTATTTAAGGTTATGCATTCTCCGTATAACTGACACTTAGAATAAAAATATGTGTCCCAATATGCACATCCGAGAAGCATCGGCTTAAATTTTATTCTGTTTTCTTTCCACCAATATGACCTGATTGCGAATCCATCAAAACCGTGTACACTTAATGACTGAGGAATGCTTTCTTTGTCATTAATTGAATCTAATTTTGTAAAATGAAGTTTACTTGCCGGAAGACAGTCTACATTATTTCTTTCAATTTCTTTAATAAATCTATTTGAGACTGCTACATCATTATTAACAAATATAAAATAGTCGCAATCAATGTCGGATAATTTATCAAATATTTCATTAACAAACGGAACCTTTCTATTTGTTACATTTGGAATATCTTGAAGATTATGACAGTTATTAAAGTCATTAATTTCAAATTGTTCATCGAAGAACGTAAAGCTATATAATTCAATATTGTGTTTTTGTTTAATTACACGCAATGAGTCAACACACATCTGCTCTCTGTTATTAAAAGATGTCTCTTCTTTATATGTGTTTACTCCGATTACAATTTTCATGATGGTTGAGCAATAGATCTTAATTTGTTGAGTGCTTCTATAGCACCAATATCCGGAATCTGATTAACCATTAATCCATGTTTTTTAATGAAGAGATTCCACTGCTCTTGAATTCTCTGTTCGCGGGATCCGTCTGGTCTTCCTTCTGCTTGAAGTCTGCTGACTGCAACTGGATTATTTTGTATAAACACATCTGCGTTCGCAATGTCTGCAAAGTACCAAAACGGTGCGCAGTAATCTTGTTGAGACTCTCTATATGCCATGTCAATATCAAACGGATCACGAAATTGAGTATCGTACATACCAGTCTTTTCAAAGCATGATCTGTGATGATATGTAAACTCGTTACACATATTTTTATAAAGCGAAACATTTATTCCGTCTGGATACGATACTGTAAATTGTGGTGTTCTTCTTTCCGGGGTTCCGCTTTCCCAGGATGTGCTTGCAAACGAAAAATACTTTAGTCCGCTAATTTCTGATGCTTTAATATATGCGTTAAATATTCCAGATGTCCTAATAATCATATCATCTTCAATAAGAAACAGGTGAGTACAATTAGTATCTAGGAGATGCTGGACTGCTTCGTTTCTGCAAACTGCAGGATATTTATTTTCAGTGTGTTGAATCCAACGGGCTCCTTTATAATCTCCTTTATAAGGGTCCCCTCCGTTAACGACTACTAATTCCTGTACGAGATGACGAGGTATTGAATGCCACAACTTCTTAAAATAGTCTTCTGAATTATACGTGATTACTCCTACACCTATTTTATCTTGATTCATTGTAAATTTGTTTTAACTGTTTGATTGTTTCTTCCTCAGTATAAAATTTTTCAGGTGGACCGTATCCTCCTACAACAGAGAATCCATGCTGTGTAATGAATATGTCCAGATTCTTTTTAAACTGCTCATGAAAATCTTTTTCGTTTCTAATTTTTGATCCTTCGTGATTCTTATCAATATCTTTTATATATTTTTCTGAATCGTGAATATCTGCAAACCAGCGAAAAGGAGAAGTGTACCCCTTTTCAGCAATTTCTAATGTATGAGATACATGCTCTAATCCGTTAAAGTATAACTCATTCATAAATCCACAATCTTCAATTACATATCGATGATAGTAGCTAAATGCTCCGAGTACATTATTGTAAAGGTCTATTTTTGTACCGTCCGGATACTCTACAGTTTTTCTAATAACTGGATTACCTCGGGCGTCTTTATTGTGATTGCCATGCAATCCGAAGTTAAGATGCTTAATTCCTGTTGCTTTAGATGCATTAATATAGGCTTGAAACACACCAGCATCAATTGTAATATCATCCTCTATGAGAAAAATATGCTCACAGTCTTTTTCATACAGATACCGTAGAGCTTTACTCTTTGATACTCCTACACCTTGATAAGGAGGATCGTTGTTAATGCTATCGAATTCTATCGCGCTTTTTCCATCATTGACAACAATAAATTCATCGTAATTATCTTTAGTGATAATAATTGACTGTAGCGATTCACCAAGCATTGCTGGGCGATCACATGTTATAAGAGCAACACCGATTTTATTTTGTATCATTCTTAATTTCCTTTAGCTCCTTTTTAAGGTTAACTAAATTACCTCCCTGCTGTTCCCAAGGTAGAGACTCATGCTTGTACTTGTACCATCCGGCCATATGCGTGTCAATTACTTGCTTAGCTATCTTTGAGTCGCCTTGAACAATATCAATAAGCCACGGCTGCGCTTTAAATGTTCTTGATGGGTAGTATTTTGTGCCTCCCAATCTAATTGCATAATCCATTGAACATAATGTATCTTGAAATCTTACATCGAGGTATCCAACTGATTCAACTGCTTTTCGAGACAATACCTCTAGAATAACTTTTTGTTCTTCTCCGTGACTTACATTAATTTGAGTATTACCATAATCAATTATATATTTACTTTCAAGATAGCCTGTAAAATATTGAATACCTGTCTCTTCAATTGCGTTGACATATTTTTTTGAAAGATTAATAATCTCATCATATGATAATTGTTTAAGTTCACTTTTTGTATTATACAAAATAAAGTAATCCGCTTTATGAATTCCGTCACTAAATGCAAATTCTGTATGCATAAAGCTTCTAAGAAGTGAGTTTTTGTCAGCTGTTATGTTGATGCTAATGTTTTTAGCAATAATTGGAAGCTCTGTTATGTTTGATGAAATAGTGCCTCTTGAACTAAGATACCCGATTGCAATTTTTTTACTCATGTGATGTTTGACTAAGTTTATATACTTCAATGCATTTATCAAGAATATCTTTCTTGCTTACATCTGCAGTAAGCAAATTAACAAATTCATGAATGGCTGTTTCAATGTCGAAGCTTAGACTTTCAAGATCTTCTGCGTTGACATAATTCTCTTCAAATGTGCTAAACTCTGTTCTCATCTGCAGAGGTTTATATCCTCCGAATTTTGATAAAATCAAATCAACGTTCTGAGGGGATGTTTTTGTATCAACATGAAGACTGATAATATTATTTGATACAAGTTTTTCAATTTCTTCTGGAGTTGACTCAGATAGTTTTGAAACACTAATATTTTTATGTTTTGGTGAAACTGTATTTTCAATAAACTCAACATTAAGAGTGTTTGTATCAATAATTGTAATTCCTTTAACTTGATCGCGATCTCCGAAGTCTAGCTCGTGAGGAGAGCCGAGATATATAATACTCTTTCCGTTCTCATATTTTCTGTGCTCTCTATAGTGAAAGTGACCAGTAATGATCATATCCGCCTTATCAAGTAGTCCGTCAGTCTGTAATCCGTGATCACAAACACGGATTTGATTCATTCTAAAGTTTATAATTTCAAAGTGTCCAATAATAATATCACAGGTCGGAATATCTGTTAATTCCGTTCCCCACGGACAAAATGTAATTTTTTTGCCGTTAATTATCTCTTGATGAAGGCTGTCGTAGATTGTTATATTCTTACCGTTAAGAATTGAGATTGAGTTAATATCAGATGTATTCTTTCTATATGCATCATGATTGCCGCTAATCGCTACAATGTTAAAATCTTCTAGAATTTTAAAGAACCTGTACGCAACGTGAAGAGTATTAACCCCGATTTCATGTCTATTATGAAAAATATCTCCCGCAATTATAAGATCTTTAATTCCTTGGTCGTGGAGCTGATCCTTTAACCAATACGCATAGTTAATAGCAATATCGTGCCATGTCTGGGAATTCTGATGAACTCCGAGATGGATGTCGCTAATAAATGCAACTCTCGGACCTGTAATTTTACTCATCTCTATAAACCGTTGAAAGCTCCTCATTGTAGTGATCGCTTCCGTCGTCTTCTGCGTGAGTGTTTTTCTGATGCGGAATTTGGCCGCTTTCAGTTAAGAGTTCGTATACTTCTTCTTGGTATCTGTGAATTGTGTCGTGCTCTTTCTTCTCTTTCTTAATTCTATTTTGAAAAGCACGATAAGCAACTTTTGTAAAATATGAGAATGGATTAAAGCCTAGATCACATTTAAATCTATGTCTTGTAAGCGCAGTCATCATTTTAATAATTGCATCTCCAATCATTTCCTCCTTGTAGGAATTTCCTGTCGTGTATATTGCGCTACCTCTTCTACACACCCATGTACCGTATTCTGTTTCTGGACACCACACAGTTCCGGAATAATGCACCGTTGGATTAGATTTATTATCCTCTTCAGGACCAGGGCTGCCTCCATGAAAATCAATACACTCTCCGAGACAGTGTGTTTTTTGTGTATTGTAAATATTAACAACATAGTAATTATTACTACTAAGCTCTGACACATTTTGCACAAGTTCTGTTGATGTTGTTAATCCAGCAAGTGTGCATAGCATTAAAAAACTATCAACAAGATCTTTATCTTCATTGTTGTATGACCATGATGTATTTTGTTCATCACTCTTTGCCATTGTATGAATGAGTTTAATTCTCTGTGATTGTGTCAACGATAATACAAATTCGTGCGTTAACATTACTCTACATGGTGCAAGATCAGCAACAAATTCATCACTGTGTACTGCAGTATTATCTTCAACTGGAAGACCGTTTAATACAACATAATCTGTACATTTAATATTCTCAACTGTCTTCAGTCCGTCTTCTGATGTAACAAACTTATGACCTGGCGTCACAAGCGCATCTAATCCTTCACATTTAAGATGATGCATTAATCCTTCATAAGGAGCGCGATAAATTCCTTTCACTTTGCTCCACGCCAATGCTCTTGTTTGAATATTATATGAAAGAATTATGTCACCTTCATTAATTTCGTTATGCTTGAGCCACCCTCTCATAGTGAGTGCCTCTGTTTGCTCATCGACACAATAGTTGATGAAGTTCTGAGCATAACCAAGTCTTGTTCCTATCTTTTGAATCATATCAGCAAGTTCTGAATATAGCTCTCCGGTTACATAGTAGCTCTTAATAAGTCTCTCCATTTCAATTGGGTCAACGTAGTTAGGCTTTAGTTCTTCCTTTGTTCGACGCACTCTTTTTTTACGTGCGTATAACTGCTTATCACTTAGAATTTCATCTAAGCTTGAATTAATATCATCGACATCTCTTTGTTTTGTTTTTGTTATCATGTGTTTAAGGGTTCGGTTATCTCTTTAATAGTGTAGTTAATACTCTCTCTCTTATAAATTTCAATGCGCTGCTCAACGTGAACTCTTCCGTATCGAAGATTATCTGCAAGATCGATAATTACTGCGCGCTCTTTTGATGCATGCACTCTGAGACTTCTTCCAATTGTTTGAATAAGTTTAATTCTTGCTTTGCCGATTGAGGCAAAAATAATATAGTGGAGGTTTTTAATATTAATACCAGTAGAGAATATCTTTGATATTGCGATACACACAACATTATTATCTTCTTCCATTATCTTTCTAACATTTTCGCGAGCGTCAATTTCAACTTCTCCACAGATCCAATGTATCTGTTTATCTGTATTTTTCTTTAAGATCTCTAATAGATGTTCACCGTGGGCTAATCTATCAACCATAATAAGAACATTCTTATCCATCTTATTAACGAGCTTACAAATAGTCTCATTTCGGAATTTGTTTGTTTGCAGGAATTGTAATTCTTCTTCATACGCCGCCGTTGGTTCAGATGCTGAAGGCTTTTTAAACCTTGGCAGGTTTGAATATACTAGCTTTATAATTGCGATAACTACATCACTAATATAACCCTCATCTCTGAGTTCCTTTGACGTCTTATTAATTATGACGCTTCCGAAGTGACCAATGATATTCCATCGATCTGTCTTATTGTCAGGAAGTGTTCCTGTCATTCCGTATTTATATACTGCAGGAATTGTGTTAATTACTTTATTAACTTTGTTCTTACTAAGAACTTTGTGACAGTTACTTACTAAAATATTATTAGCAAAGTAATTATTATTACCTTCAACCTCTAAATTAAAGACATCTTCATTATTTCTGTTAACTCTACCAATACACTTTACTTTCATTTTAAAAATTGTTTTGAGGTATGTATCATAATATTTTTTGATATCGATTTGATGCATATTTTTAAGATGTCTTCCGAGATATTTTTGTTTTTTTGAACAAATTGCACAGCTGTGCTCTAATATACGTTTTTGCATACTGGTATCTATACCAGAGGCTCGTAAAGTTCGAGTCTGCAATGTACACATCATCTGTTTCTCGCACTTTATCTGCTCTAATATATCCTCTCTGAGTGTATACCTTATGATTCGGTGTGAGATGTATTATAGAGTTGTCTTCAAGTTTAATTTCTATAAAATAACTGCAGCTATTGCTTTTTTGTAAATTCTTCCATGTATTTAACACCTTCTTATATTCTATTTTTTTACTTGTAGTGTTATAAGATTTAACCATATCTCCTATTTTAATATCCTGTATGGGCTTTATTTTTCCGTTTTTGAGACAAATTAGTGTATTTCTTCTTATACATTCGTCAACTATGAGCAATTTAACCTTTTTTAAAATTGTTAGATCCTGTTTTTTTGACATTAGAATCTGAATATTAGCAATAATAATTTGAGCGTCTGAAATTGATTCTTCAGTGCCGGACCATTTTGTGACGTCAGCTGGTGTGAGGCCGTAGTCTAAGAAGTCACCGTACGTCTGTCTTACAAGGCCAGTATCAGGCACAATAATTAAAATTTTATCTCTTTTATGTAAATTTCTTTGAATCGATTTACAGAGTGTTGCTGCAACAAATGTTTTTCCTGCAGAGGTAGCTAATTCAAATACGCCTTGTCCTTTTTCAAGAGCAGTCTCAACAGCTTCCTGTTGATAGTCTCTAGGTAGAAATTTTGCTGGAAGTTTATATGCGTCTTTTTTGAGTGCAGGCTTAATAAAGGCACTCTTGAATAAATCAGTTACACTTATATCGAGAGCACTCTCAAGTGTATTGAGATGGCCTACAATCTCTTCAAATAGATTAACATTAAATCTTCCTTGAGGGGTAACGGAATATACTCTCGTTGCTGGGCGATATCCAACTGCAAAGCGTCTTTTAAAGAAGTTATTTTTATCCTCTACAGAGAAATACTCTCTAATGTTTGGAAGATAATCAGAAATAATAATTCCCTTCTTCCTTGATTGATCATAATCGAAAACTACCTTTATCATTTATGTAATATCCGATTATATATGTGAGTTCTAAAAGTTCAACTTGTAGTTTCATTACTATTAACTTGTCTCTAATTTGATAATCTCTGTGAGATTCTTAATGTCAAACCCCATCGATCTGAAGTTAGCTTCAATCTTTGTTAGATAATCAATAAGCAACTCTTGTTCTGCAATCTGCTCGTCAATTTTTATCATAATTGGATGTGTTCCAATAACTGAGTCAGATGTCCTTTGATTAATGCCGACCGGAATATCTTCAATCATCTTTTGAGCAATCTTAGGGCGAGCTTGTGTTTTAATTGATTGAAGCTTCCTAAGCTCCCTTTTATGAAACATAAGTCTACCAACCCAATAATGTCTGTGGGCAGGAAGATTCAGTTGAACCTCTTTCATATTAAATTCTGAAAGGGTTACAACCTCTTTAATCTGTTCGTGATATTTTTCAAGTAGAGAGATATCTCCTTCGTCACTCATAAGTAATAAATAGTGTAGTATAGTTTTATTAAAAGACAACTGTTATGTATAAATTTAAAAAAATAATTGAGGATGTTCTAAATGAGGACGTCGTTGCAGGTGGATCTGGAAGTGCATTCGGGTCTGGCACTACATCAACTGAGACTGCATTCAGCGGTGATAATTACGCTAAGGGCGATGCACGGACCCCTAAGGCTCTCGGGGGTAAAGTGATTCGCCGTAATACACCTACAAACTCGACCTTTAAGGGTTGTCCTAAGGGGAAGAAGAAAAAGAAGAAGAAGAAGTAATGGATACTGGGCACTGGCTACTTAAGGAGAGTGTTGATCTGACTGATTCATATGGATTCATATATCTTATAACTAACAATGTTACGAAGAGAATGTATGTTGGAAAGAAGCAGTGTATATCAAACTTTAAGAGAAAGCCTTTAAAGGGAAGAAAGAATAAAAGAAAGGACACAAGGGAATCGGATTGGAAGTCCTATACTGGATCTTCAAGTGATCTAAACGCTGATATTGAGAAGATCGGTAAGGACAATTTTACGTTCGAGATTTTACAGACTTGTACATCAAAATGGGAGTTGTCCTACTACGAGCTTGTCGAACAGTTGGCAAGGAATGTTCTCTTCGATGACACATACTATAATGGCTTTGTTGGTCCAAAGCTCGGAAAAGCACCTAAAAATGCACGTGATAAAAGTATTTCCAAAAAGTTAGTTGCCATATCAGGTCGGTGGGCATAAGTGTAGAAAAGGTGCAGCCGGCAAAGAACAGGTTTTATCCGAAGAACTTTGAGAGAGTTTTTATGACAGTCTTCGATCACTTTAATAGAAACTGATTAAATAACCGAAATGAAACAGTTAAATCGTTGTATGTTCTGCCAAAGTACTAGTTATGGCAAAGGTTGTCGCTACGCTCCAGGAGGAGTTCATTTTCATCCAGATGATCCAAAACATTGCTCTTATTGCGGATCATCCAATTACGGAACTGGATGCAAAGTTAATCCTGCAGGTAAGACGCATATTCACGGAATAATGTTTAACACAATGTTCAAGGAGTCACTTATAAACGGATTCTATATGAACGAGCTACTTAAACCTATCTCTAGTCTTCCGGCTTATAAGCTCGGGATTATTAACATTAGAGGAGAAAGGATTAAAACTCCGGTTACTGAACAGGAACTTTCAGCTTATACTCCTGTCATGAGAACTTTGATTAGGATTAAAAGATATCTTGGACCGAAAACAGAACTTCTCGAGCAATCAACTCTCCTCGAAAAAGAGATTGGAGTACAGTATTCAAGTAAGAAGTACGTAACTCTCCTTGAGTATGAGAATAAATTTGAGCATATTTTTAGTCAAATGCATGAAACAATCCAGGAAGCTTACTCCAATGGACTTTCTTTTGAGCAAATTGAGGCCTTGATTCGTAAATAAATTCAGCCTATAATCTATTTATGAGTAAAAGAGATTATACAGAACAGAGAATTTGTACAATCGACTACTATCCATTACTTGAAGGTGCCCTAAAAGATCTTTTACTGCTCTGTAAGAAACATAACATACAAACGACCAGAAGTAATTCAAAGGACTTTACAAAGCTATTCTATCATTATTGCTTAGAACGATTCATTGGAGGATATACAAAGTGTCAATCAAAGTATCCAAAAGTATTAGTTATCTATCCAAAGCCTGGAAGAGGTCCTCTTCAAACATTTACAAGCAATGGTCTTGAAAGAGTATTAAAAGTTCTTCCGATTCCTTGGTGTAAATGTAAAAGCTTTGATAGTCCGGATACTGTAATTGCAGCTCTTGGTAGACTTTCAACACAAAAGCCTAATACACAAAAACTTAATAAATTTGCAAAGACTCATGAACTTATTAGTTTTCTGAAGAGAAGTAAGAGATTCAAAGCGTTTCCAACTGGATCCATTGAATCAAATGAAGAGATAGTTGATCAATTACATTAAATAAACATACTATCATGTCACGCTTTCAAGAACTATACCAGCAAATTGTAGAGGATATAGCTGCTCCTCAGGCTCCTATTGCGCAGGCAGCTCCTCAAGCAAATACTCCGAAGCCAACTCTACAAGGAACTAATGATCCGAAAGTAAAGCAAGCAGCTCAAGCACTTGGAGTTCATCCAGAAGATCTGTTTAAAGCTCTCACAGGTCCTGATACCACTCACACTTATCCTGGACAAATTTCAGCTCCAGCACCATCAGCTACTGCTTAAATAATGGATGCTTCCTCAAGCCTTTACACAATTTTATAAAGATACCTACAGAGGCTGCTTAATCGTTGAGGAATCTGAAGGTGTCTTAAAGCATCTTACTCATCTTGAAGAATTAATTCTTACAAGAAAAGAGGAGGGTCTAAAAATTGCTCTACATATTATTGAGCAGCTTTATAAGGTCTTTGTAGGTCATAATGATGCAAAAATTTTAGTCACAACTAAATATGACGGATGTATTCATCCCGAATCTAAGCTTATTACAGATAGAGGTCATATTGAGATCGAAAAAATTATTAATTCAAAAGAAAATATTAAAGTCTTGTCTCATAATTTTAGTACCGGTTTAGACGAATGGAATGTTGCTGAATTTCCAAGAATTAATAATAATGAAAAAAAGTGGGTTGAAATAACTTTAGAAGATGATTCAACATTTAAATGTACCGCAGATCATAGGGTATATACTGAAAATAGAGGATGGGTTGAGGCACAATTCTTAACATCTATAGATATTTTAAAAGAAATACATCCATAACATCTGATGGATACCATAAATAAAGAACGGAGTGTAGAGAATGTAAAACCTAAGTTTGCTGCAGCGTTTAGTGTTTATAGACAAAAAGTTGAAGGGGTTACCAAAGAAACTATTAAAGAAATAATTAAGAAAGGTGAGGTTCCTTCGCGTTGTGAATATACAGGAATAGAATTTGCTGACGTACGAGGAAAAGCTAATCCAAATGACTGGTACAAAAGATCTGTTGATCATAAAATCAGCATTTTAAAATGTTTTTTGACAAACATTGAACCTGGTATTGCCGGAGGAAGAAGCAACATTTCTTTTGGTTTAAAGTATGTTAATAATATAAAAGGTAATATGGATAGTGATTACTTTATAAAGACATACTGTAAAGATTTAATAAGTACACTTAATGAGAATTAAAAGCGTTAAAATTTTAACTGAAAAATACCCTGAATGTGATATCACTACACTAACGGAAAATTTTTATGTGCATACAGGAGTAACATCCTTTCTCATACATAATTCTCCGGCATTCATATGTGGTATTAATCCTGAAAATAGAAAGTTTTTCATATCAACAAAAAGTCTTGGCAACGTTGAGCCTAAGATAAATTATACAGCAGAGGATATTCAACGCAATCACGGCAATGCTCCCGGCCTAGTTGACAAGCTTAAATTAGGACTTCAGTATTTTCCGACTATTATTAAAAACGGAATATATCAGGGAGACTTTATGTTTGATCATAAATCACTCGGCGAGCTTATAAGTGATGCAGTGACGTATATTACCTTTAAGCCTAATACGATTATATACGCAATTCCAAAAGACTCCCCTGAAGGTCAAAAGGTACTTCGCGCAAAAGTCGGCGCGGTTATTCACACACAATATACTGGCCCGTCTCTCACACAGCTTAAAAAAACATTTGGTGCATCAGTATCAAGCTTTCCTAAAGATGATAATATATGGATGGAGGATGCAAATTTTAAAGATGTGTCTGGTAACGTTCTTCTTACAGACGAAGAATCTAATAATGTCAGACACCTTACAAGCACTATAAAATCAGCAGCAAGCCTTACAGAGTGGAATGCAATTCCTGATAATATCTACGCTTTAATTAGTATTTTTTGCAACACATTAATTAGACAGCAAAAGTTTATTGATGATCCGGAAGAATCTCTTACTGATTTTATTAAGTGGTATTTGGAAAGAACAAATAAAGATATTAAAAAACTTAAGACTGTTTCAAGTAAGCAAAAAAAAGAAGAATTACGCAATAAAATTATTGACGATATTAACGAGCATAAAATAACTTATTTGAATATTTTTCATATTACAAAAGTACTTGAACGACTAAAGATGGTTTTTGTAAACAAATACAATGCAGCAGTAAAAACAAAGCAATTTATTTCAAGCGAAAATGGTGATCTCGTTGCTACTGATCCTGAGGGATATGTTGCAGTTGATCACATAGGAAATGCTGTAAAAATAATAAACCGTTTGGAATTTTCGCGCGCCAACCTAACACAACCAAAAACATGGAAGTAATATCACCTGAAATTGAAGGTATTATACCACTACAAGGAGAAAAATTTAAGTGATAGACTTTCGTTCATTCTTTCTAAAGGAAACAAGCGACCCTCGTCTTGGAGTTCGCGATGTTACCGCTCCTCGAATATCTAACACAGAATTAGAGCATAAACTTCTGGTTATATTTCCTGGCCGCTTTCAGCCCTTTCATAAGGGGCATGCAAAAACTTATAACTCACTGTGTAAGAGATTTACACAAGGTGAAGTATTTATTGCTACATCAAATGTTGTAAATGAAAAATCTCCATTCAGCTTTAAAGAGAAGCTTAGTATTATCGAGTTCTTTGGAATTCCAGGACATAGAGTAGTTCAAGTTTCTGATCCATACAAAGCTATAGAAATTACAAAAAAGTATAATCCAGATTCTACTTCTTTAATATTCGCACTATCTCAGAAAGACTCTGATCGCTTTAGCTACGGAAAAAAGAAAGACGGATCTGCTGCGTATCTAAAACGATATGAAGATGTTAATGGCAGTAATCATCTTCTTGATCCCTTTGCGAGACATGGATATATAACAGTTGAATGTGTTGAGCAATTCAAAGTACAAGGTAAGACTGTAATAAGCGCTTCTGAAATTAGAGAAATGTATAAAGTAGGAAGTGATCAACAAAGAAAGCAAATCATTATTGACCTGTATGGCAAATTCAGTGAAAATATATATAAACTGTTTAATAGTAAACTAATTACTTGAACTTAGTGTGTAAGTTATTATACTTACAACATGAACATCACAGATTCACAGCACTCGGAGGAGATTGATGCAATCATTCTTAATCAAACTCTAACAGATAGAGAAAATAACCTCATCATTGAGTCTCTACTCTTTTCGTCGTCCGTAAACGTTGGAGGTTATTGGCAAGAAGAAGATATTACAGATATAGTTGAAATCGCCAAAAAACTCAGGAGAGAAAATACAAAATTAAAAAACATTGTATTTTATGAATCAGAAGAAGATAGACTTAAGGGATACGAAGATCAATGGGCTGGAGACATTAAGAAGAGCTTTGGTGACAATATCAGCGTTCTTGATCTTAATCAAGCGTAAAAAATGGAGGAGGTAACAACTTACAAAATTCAGATTACATCTAAATTATCAAATAGATGGTGCGATTACGGATTCAAAAGGGATGTAGAATCAATTGATAGCATTAAGGATCAATTTCTAAACATATTAGAGTCATATCCTCCATCATGGCAATTTAGGATTATTAAAACAGTGACAACATCTACACCGATTATGGAAAGTGTAGGAAAGCAAAAAGAACTGGAATCTTAAAATAAGGAGATTATAATCAAAACATGAGCAATGACTTTTTGTTAGTAAGTGATGATGGCCCCGGATTTTATACTTTGGAGGGAGAGGGTGAACATATAGGTAGACCTAGTGTATTTTTTCGTTTAGCGGGATGCAATTTGACCTGCAAGAGCTTCGCTTCGCCTGATTCTCCTCATGGATGTGATTCCTTTATCTCCTGGTCAATTAAAAATAAAACTTCCTTTAAGGACATTTTTAAGTTTTATAAAGATAATCTTCTTATTGACAATCTTAAAAACGGTGCTATCTGGAAGCTAACTGGCGGTGAACCGCTTCAACAGCAGAAGAAGCTTTTACCCTTTGTGAAAGAATTTATAAAAAAATACGAGTTTCAGCCGCGTATTGATTTCGAGACAAATGCAACAATAACTCCCGATAGAGGATGGGTTGAACACGAAGTTGGTGCAACATTTACCACCTCTCCTAAATTAACAACAAATGGAGATCCAGAGAGTAAAACATATAAACCAGATGTTCTTCGTTGGCATGTAGAGCAAAATTCAGGCTTTAAATTTGTCATCACTTCAGATAGAGATATTGAGGAGATTTGGAAAAAATATGTCGATGATAAGGAAGATATTCATGTGCCCTTAAATCGTATTTGGTTTATGCCTTGCTGCGGATCAAGACAGGAACTTATTGATAAATCTCCAGCCGTTGCAGAGTTTGCAAAAGCAATGGGTGTTAATTTTAGTCCGAGATTACAACTTTTGATTTGGAACAAAGCCCTACGTGTTTGATAAAGAGCTCAGAGTAGTATAATTAAACATATATGAAAATCGGTATTATTGGTACACACTCGAACGGCAAAACGACTCTCATCGAAGAATTCCTTAAGAGGTGGCCAATGTACTCTAAACCTGAGAAGACATATAGAGACTTTCTCGATGCAAAAGTAAAACTCAATAGAAAGGGAGATGAAAAATCTCAGCGACTCATTCTAAACGCTCTCATTGACGAAGCTCAAGCAGCTGCAGGGTCAGATAAAACAGATATTATTTTCGATCGTTGCGTTGTTGATAACATTGCGTACACTCTCTGGCTTAATGCAAATAAGAAAGTTTCAGATGAATTTGTAATGGATTGCAAATATCTCATGGCGGAGACAGTTAAATTATTTGATATTATTTTTTATCTACCTCTCGATAAAGAAATTCCGCTCGTCAAAAGAAAGCACAGAGACAACTCTCCAGAATACAGAGAAGAGATTGACAATATCTTTAGGGCGATAGTCACATCATACGAAAAGAACTCGGGTATTTTCCTTCCTCTACGCGATTGTCCTGCAGTTATTGCGCTGGAGGGCCCTGCGGATCTTCGCTGTGATCAGATTCAGCTCTACATTAAAGACACCGGAAATCCGTATACAGAAGAAGATCCTTCATTAATTTACTCTTAAATATAGAGTGACTGTCAGCTTAGAAGCTTTTAGGTAAATCCTACTAACGCTAAGAAGCGTAAAGAGATGATTAAGAGTTCTACGTCGATTAAATAACAGATATGATCGATTTTAATTTTATTGTTACAGAGGTATTGAGCGAGGATAATTTCATCGGAAAAGACGGAGTGCCCGCTGATCCTTCAGGTAAGATAAAATATCCAGGCACTACACGTGAAGAAGCAAAAAAAGGTGTAATTAGCGTGAACGATATTAGTACGCCTACAAAGATAGTGACGCTTATAGCAGAACAAATAAAAAAATTGTACGGAAGGGATGCCTATAAAGATGAATTTGTTATTAATGCATGCAGAGCAACTGAAGGCGGAAGACCATATATGTCGGATGAAGAATTAAACAACAATACAAAATATTTCCCTATCTATGACACTGCGTATAGAGCTCTCTATAATATTAGCGCAACAAATCGATTTGTTGCGTTTAAGAGTTTTTTTCAAGCCAGAGAACATATAGTATTTATAGATGAGAGTGAATTGGTTGAAGATATAAATCGCTTTTTAGGTCTTCATAATATTGCCGAATATACAGATTATGCGAGTCCGCGATTAGAGCATTTTAAAAAAGAGAATAAGTGGACAACAAATATAAAGAAAGGTGGAGAGTCTCTTATGGGAGCTGTAAATAAACTGGGAGGTAGCATTAGAACTGTTTAAATAATAATATGAGCGAACGCTTTAACGAACTATACGAAAACTTTTTTCCTACAACAATGAAAACTGTTAAGCGTGTAAGATACCCGAAACAGATTCAATTTAGTGAAGAGTTTCTCACAGCCTTAAATGCTGAATATGCTCGTCTTCAGACGGTTACGGAAGCGGAAGTTGAGGAGAATACACCTCAACCAGCACCAATCAAAAATTATAGAGATAAGTTTCTTAAAGCGTTAAA